CACCTGAACCCCCTCCAGCAGATCCACTCTGCTATTTGATTTCAACTCATCTGACTGCTACCGATAGCGATGGCGTTTTGATGGGGCATTTTGCCGCTGGACGTGATGAAGGGGTCAAAATACTCAAGGCGGGTGGCTATCCAAACGGATGCTCTATCGCTATACGGGCGATGGTTGGCATTGGGGACATATCGGCCAAGACCTACACGATAGAGGAAGTAACGCTAGATGGATCTAACAATGTGACAGGAGTCGTTTCAACGTTTGGCACGATGGCAGGGTCTATCTTTACGAGTAGTTCAGCCTGGTATGGGATTGACATCGACGAGGCAATAGATGAAGGAAACGCTATCAGAATCCGGGCTCCGTCTGTTGATGATGCAAACGCATTGAGACTTTACAGGAGTCTTACGCCTACTGTTGTTGCCGGCGCTGCTGCTGATTTGCAGATGTTGGTTTGGGGAGATGATTGGGCCATATTTGAGCTAGATTCAGGATGGGATATGGCTATAAAAATCACTGAATCTGATGAGGTAATAACGCCACCTGCGACTACCTGTGATCTGACTTATAACCCATCCCTGACTGCTGACTTTGACTATCTGCAAGTTGGAAGGTATACTGCTTCTGATTTCCCTGGTTATCTGTATTCACCGGAATCAAATGAGTGTGTTTGTAGCCTAAATCCGTTTATTGTTTCAGAAACAGGCGACCCAACAGGAAAAAATTACCATGCTCGAATATTTGTCTACAATGGTGATACCAAGGCCCTTGATAGCATAGCCGGGACTAGTTCGGCAGTGGCGGGAGCCGGGATAAATGGGCAAGGAGGGCAATGGTCTTCTGCATCGGCAGGGACCTATGATTTTGACCCATGCGTGAGCCTGTCTACCGGGACAACCTACCTGATTTCGTGGTTTGTCGATACAGACGGCGATTTGACGGACGATCCCGAAGCCGATGCGGCAAACTATTGGGCTATCGGAACAGACAATGAAAACAACGGTGATGCTGTCCAGTTAGGTCGTGGATCTTGGATATGGGATGCCTCAATCCCATACTCCATAGATGGTACGGTAGATGCCGAAGACGATGGAATGTTTAAGATTTACACCGAAACCGATGAAGCTGAAGTCCTCTATCAAATCCGATGTAAGGAAGGCGGCAACTGTTCCGGCCCCTACAAAGAGGGTGAAACCATAGGACCGTTTGAAGTGGTTTGCTCTGAGGCTCCAACATTATCAGACGTAACAGCCGTAACCATGACCCTCACGGACGGCACACACACCACGACCGTTGCCGGAACGACAGTTGCCAGCACGATTGTAAATTTTGAAGCATTGACGGTTCCTGCTACTTGGGACGGGCCAATCTCAGCCACCACATTCACCCTAAACGGGACAACGTGGACGGACGCAGGGGCAAACAACTTTGATCTGACTGTACCAACTTCCTCAAACATTGACGATCTCTGTGCAAACTGCGAGGTCGATACTGTGGCAGACACTCAAACCTCGTGGACAGGGGTTACGACTGACGCGGCCACGTTCACAGCGGCCACGGACACGATTGATGTCCTCCTGACACTGCCCGATGCGGCTGGTTACATCATTTCAGCGGCCCCTACCTGGCCTCGTGTGGCGGTAACTTTGAAGTACCCGGCCACGGGCGTTTATGCCTATTATGTCGAAACGGTATCTGCCCAAACGTACAAGTTCAGGATCTATTTAGGCAATGGTTATCGGGATTCTGACGGCATCACCATGACCGGGGATCTGTTGCTTTCGGACGGAACATTTACAGATCAAGCGGGTAATGCAATAAGCATTACTCTACCGACAACTCCGAACGCTTTAGAGGATGATAAGACCTATATTGTGGCTATTCCATGGTCGGCTGACGCTCCATTGGAAGTTGCGACTGGCAATACAGTAGCGACCATGACGGCGGCGCAGACGATAGGGATTTTGGCAGGCGACCACTTCACCCTCGGCACCGTCACCGAGCCAGGCCCCCTGGACTTGAGCGGAGATGACTGTACGGAGTCCTCCCCTTGCCGGGCAACACTGAGTGGCACATGGACGCAATCCGGGGCAGGGCTGACCACTGGAGATTGGTGGGTAATTTATTGTGAAGGTAATTCTATTATAGGTGGAGTCGCTTCAGGCGATAATAATACATTAGATAAATGTAAATTTAAGAAAGAATAGAGGACAGTATGGGACGAAACTATAACAAACCAATTCTGGATGAAGAAAACAACCCTATCAAGATTGCTGAATTAGGAGATCATCATTGTATCAGATGTGTGAAAAAGGCAAATGCATTTAAGAAAGTAGGTTATGAAATTCACGGAATGGGTAGTAGACCATCTTTTGGTACTGATGTATATGATACATATCATACATTTAAGAATCAACACCAATTTAAAATGGCAATTAAAAACTTAATTCAAACAGGTGTTAGAATATTCACATGGAACAATGAACCTCACCACCAAGCAGTATGGACGAGAGAAGTCATTACTGAAATGGGTGTTAGGGATAAAGTAAAATTAATTATTGATGTACACGACAGCGATCTGATAAGAAGGGCATTTGCACCATTAGATGAAATCAATATGTTTAGGGTAGCAGATGGAATAATTTATGCTAGTTTGCCAATCCAACAGAAGCTAAATCGTGCTTATAGGATAAATGTACCATATACTACTATTTACTCATACTGTAATGAGGGTATTATAGAATATGATAAAGATGCTCCACGTAAGAATGCTTTAGTCTACGAGGGTGGGGCCAATCCTTTCGGCAATGCCCAATACGACGAAGCATTCCGTTATAGGAGTTTGTATCATATTATGAAACAACTTGTGGAACAAGGAAATCAAGTGGAAATGTTTCTAGGAAATATTGACGCATACGAAACTTATCATGACACAGGTGCTGTTTTATATCCACCAACCGACTATAAAGAGATGATGACTGCTTTAACAAAATTTAAGTATGGGTTGTGTATTTTTAATAACGAAAAGAGAGATCAGCCGCAAGTACAACTCACGATTACGAATAAACAATTTGAATATTTACAAGCAGGACTTCCAATACTGGCTTGCTATTGTCCAGAAGTAGAAAAGTATGTAAGAAAACACAGGATTGGGTTCACATTTGAGAATCTCTCTGATATAGGGAATATGTCTCATCTTGAAGATAAATATAAAGAAGTGTATGAGAATATACAAATTAAACGTAAAGAACTGATAATGGAAAACTATATACAACGATTGGAGTGTTTGTATGCTTTCGTACTTGGTCTAAAAGGAAAGGCAATAGATAGAGATACTAAAAAACGACATATCTTTGAGTATGGCAAAGACGACGCCATGCATTGCTTTGATTACAATAAGAGGGTGATTTAAATCGGAAATGTAAATAACTATAGTATCGGTAAAGCCACTCTCTATTTCAGCGAAGGGGCTGCTCAAGCATCACCCTCTGCTGCAAGGATGGATGATCCAATATCGTTCGGAAATATTGAGGTTGCAGAAATCACTCCTGATATAAGTTATGTGGAACATTATGTTTCACTCAAAGGTTGTAGAAAGAAAGATAAGGATTTAGTTGAAACGAAAAAGGTAACAATTCCGTTCACATTCGATGAAATTTCTGCCAGTAATGTTAAGTATTTTATGCATGGTGGCACGACAATTGCAAGTACTTTCTCTGTGATGTCTAAAAATAGCATTGAGGGAAGAGCAATATTACAGTTCAATACAGATGTGGGTAATGAATTTCTTTATGTCATACCAAAAGTAGTTCTGAAAGCAGAAGGAGGATTATCATTGCAGGCAGACTCATGGATAAATGGACAGTTTACATTAGAGGTGTTGAACCATCCAAGGTATAGAGTATACGATTCATCTACAGCGTCGTTGGCTCCATATGGGTATTTTGATTATGATAATCCGAGTGTGATTGGCTCACCGTTTTAATGACGATAATATAAAGTAGATAAGATAAAGCATAATATTGGAGAATGTTATGAACGAATCTGAGAGAGAACATAGATTAGAGATAATTAAAAAGTACTATTTGAGTGATAAAAAGAAAAAAGCCGAAATAGCAGAAATACTAGGAATATCATTTGGTAAACTTGGATTGTTTTTAAAAGAAAACGGTTTAAAGAAACCAATTAAATACAAACCTCACATGAATAGGGATTGGGTATATCAAAAGTATGTAGTTGAAAGATGGACAGGGAGAGAAATTGCAAAGTTTTGTGAAGTAAGTTGGCCATCTGTATATAAATGGTTGAGAAAATTTAATATAGAAGTAAGACTACATAAAGACTCAATGCACGGGGGAGATAGGTATATATGTAAGAAATGGAATTCTGAAATAGAAGAATTTCTTACGGGCGAGTTACTAGGTGATGGTTGTTTGGTAAGTAATTGTGCATATACAGCATATTATATGCATAGTACGTCAAAAAGAAATTATTTAGTTTGGTTAGAAAAAATATTTAATTTATCTGGAATAGAAAAAGTAGGAAGAATAAGAGAATATAAAGGATACAGATCTCCAGATAATGTTTTTTATTCAATGACAACTAGAACATATAAAGAGTTTAAAACTTTATATGAAAAATTTTATCCTAATGGAAAAAAGATTGTACCTAAAGATTTAATTTTAACTCCATTAGTAGTTAGGCAGTGGTATATTGGTGATGGCAGTATTTCCAAAAGAGAAAACGCTGCTAGTATAGCAACAAACGGTTTTACTGAGAATGATGTAGATTTTTTGATTGAGAAATTAATACAACTTGGTATTAGTGCAAGTAAATGTAAAAGTAGATCTGGACATACTTTATACGTTCCAGTAAAAAGCGCAAAAGTATTTTTTGACTTTATAGGAAAGTGTCCAGATGAATTAGAAAACGTATATGGCTATAAATGGCCTAGATAATTTAAAAGGATGTGATATGTAAAATGGGAACAATTTCTACTGGCAACTATACGATTGGTGCCGCCGAACTTTATTTTGAAGCTTCTGTAGGAAATGCTTCGCTTGATGAAGGAACTTCTAATGGTGTTGGGTCTGCGTTCAGAACCGCAGCCAGGAGATTTGGCAATATTACTGATATTGAGCTATCTCCAGAAATTTCTTACCTCGATCACTACGTGATCACTCAAACTGGTGTGAAACAGAAAGACTTAACTGTTGCTAATGAACTATCTTTGGCAATAAATTTTTCATTCGATGAAGTGAATTCGACAAATTTAAGAAAGTTTATGTTTGGTAGTCAAGTAGTAGATGCAAGTTTGGCTTCTCCACTTACTATGAGTCCAGTCTTTACAGTTATGAGTAATACTCTTAGCTACGGTTCGGCTCAGATTTATTTTAGAACTGGTGTTGGTAGGGACTTCGTTTACCTTATACCGAAGTGCACAATTAGGCCAGATGGAGCCATGCCCCTTACGAGTGAGGATTGGATCTCTGCTGGTATGGTTCTGGAGGTTTTCAACTATCCAGCATGGAACGCTGTAAATATAGCTACTTCCACTGCATCAATTAAAGCGCCCTATGGTCTTATCAGTATGACTGCAATCTAATTAACCTCCAACATAGGGGATACCGGCTTCGGTATTCCCTATGTTTATAAGGACTACACTACATGAAAAAAACTGATGAAGAAATTCTCTTTCCAGATGTAAAGGTTGGTAAAGTTGTAGTTAAACCCTGGTCATTCGGTGTCTTGTTTGAAATTTCCGATCTTGTTGATAGTGTTCTTAATAAGATGGAAAGTAAGAATCTTGGATTCGATTCTCTCTTTACGTCAGACGGCACTATCACATTTATCACCATTGGTAAATTGTTTACCATTGCATCCCCTGAAGTACTAAAAATCATTTCTATTACGACTGGATTGTCGGATGAAGATATTAAAAAGTTGCCTATGGAAGATGGTATTAAGATTGCATTCACTATCTTCTCTCAGAATAGAGATACCATAAAAAACGCACTAAACTCCCTGACGTAAATTCGGCTGGGAGTAAGAAACGAAAACGCAAGACAATCGAGTTAGCTGAAATATTCAACACACTTATATCTAACGGTCATCATATAGACGATATTAAATATAGGTACACTATGGATCAAGTGTACAGATTCTATGAGGACTGTAGAAAACAAGACTTAGACAAACAGAGAGATTTAGCTATTACAGTTGCCAACTGTCTTATTTTTGCTAGTCCTGCTAATAGTAAAGGGGATGTTAGAAAAAAGAATAAGGCGTGGGATAAGTTTATGGATGGGTTGGATTGGGATAAACTTACCAATAAAGAAAAAAAGAATACTGTTCAGGATATTGAGAAAGTAGCATCTATGTTTGGTATTCCGATCTTGAGTAAGAAAGAAGAGGAAGTGAGTGGCTAGTGGCTAATATTGGTGGGATAAATGTATCAGTTGGTATTGATGTCTCTGGTGTTAAGAAAGGCGTAGATGATGTTCAGAAACACCTAAAAGCATTTCAGGAAAAGATTGGTAAGATACGCCTTGATACAATGCTCAAGGGTGATACATTTGCTAATATCAATCGTGCCATTACTACTTCTCAGAAAGTTCTTCAATCTACTTTCAATCTTTGGAAATCTGACATACACGATGTAGATCACTCCTATAGAAAACTCACCGAATCCACTATTACGAATACCTCTAAAATGATAGTAAAGTATGAAGCAGCTAAAAATAAATTAAATGAGGCATCTAAGGCTGCTAGTAATCTATCTGAACAAATGAAGAGAATAGAAACAGGTGCAGTTGATATTGGAACTGGTAGATCTGGCGTTAGATCTAGTTTAGCAGACTTTATGACTAAGCCTGGAGAAGACAGAGAAGGAGTAGCCAAGAGATTAAAAGAAGAGTTTAAAGATATAACAAAAGCTACTGGATTTCAAGTTGATGACTTGATGTTTAAAGGAAAAGACGAAGCTTTAGAGTTTTTAGATAAATTAAAAGTTACTGTTCTTAAAACTGAAGATGAAGCCAAGCAAGCATTTGCAAACGTAGGTATAGAGTTTGAGAAAGCCTTTAAAGCTGATAAAATTCTAGCATATAAAGCTAGAATGGAAGAACTTCGTAATGAAATAAAAGCCGGTATTAATGTAGATAAGAATAGAGCTGAAATGATGACTCTTCTGCAAACTAAAATGGCAGAAGGAGAGAAACTTTCACAGCAAGAACTATTTACTCTTCGTGGTTTGTATGTTCAGAAGATGAAAGTTGCTGCTATTGATCAAAACTATCAAGCTAGACACGAAGCAGCATTAACAGTTGCTAAAAGTGTTACTGATGCTGAAGCAAGACGTACTCAAGAACTCCATAAGATGGAAATTGCTGATGCTAAAGCCAACACTGAATTACAAATGGGAATCAATATTCTCAAAAATCGAGCTACTCTACTTTCCAATCTGGAAGCAAGAGAAAAACAAGGAATTAAACTTACAGAACAACAATTAACCGCTTATCAGCAATTATATGTTCAGCAAAAGAAAATGCAAACATTTAAAGGTACTACTTCTGAGGCTGAATATAAGGGAGAACTCCAACTAGCAAAAAGTGTCAATGATGTACTTTTAAAAAGACATGCCTCTGTACGTACAGTTAGATTAGAAAATGAAAGAATTAGAACTGAACTGAAACTCCAAATAAATACTCTTGAAAATCAGAAATTATTATATACTAATATAAATAAACTTAAAGCATTAGGTATAGGACTTACTAAAAAAGAGATAGTAGAGTTAAAAGGATTAAATAAAGCAACACACATTACATCTGATAAGAACGCCTTTCTAAGTCCTGAATGGTTTAAGTACAGAATGAAATGGTTCTTACAATTGCGGTTAGCTTGGGCTGCATGGCAGATAACTACAGAATCATTTCGTGGTGCTTTAGAATTTGAAACTGAAATGAAAAAGGTTCAGTCTATTACTAGAGCAACAACTGAAGAATTAAATAAACTAAAAAGCGTTGCTTTGGAAGTTGGAAGTACAACTATCTTTTCAGCAAAAGAAGCTGCTGAGGGTATGTACACTCTTTCTCAGGCAGGTCTTTCTGCAAAAGAAGTACTTCTTACTATTAAGGACGTTGCTGTTCTTGCTTCTGCTACAATGTTTGATATGAAAAAGACAGCAGAACTTGTTGTTACGGTTATGAAAGCTTGGAAGTATGAAGCAGATAATACCAAAAAAGCTACTGATATTCTAGCCACAGCTATTAATGCTTCTAAACTTTCAATGGAAGATTTAGTAACAGCATTTGGATATGTTTCTGGTATAGCTCCACAGTTAGGAATGTCTTTAGAAGAAACATCAGCAGCTTTGGGAATTCTTTCCAATAATGGACTTAATGCTTCAATTTCTGCTACCTCTCTTAGAGCCGTTCTTGCAGAATTGTTACAACCCAGTACTAGATTTTTAAGAGAATTAAAGAAAACCAATCTAACTATTCAAGATGTTAATCCTCAAATTTTCTCTCTTGGTGAGATTCTCGTTAAGTTGAAAAAAGCAGGGTGGGATGCAGCTAATACATTCAAAGCTTTTGAAAGAAGAGCTGCTGCTGGTGCTGCACTCTTAATATCTAACGCTGAAGCATACCAAGATATGGTTCCTTTGATGCATGAGCACAACAGAGCACAGAAAATGTCAGAAGAGATTCTAGGCTCTGTTGGAAATCAATGGAAACAATTAAAAGATATTTTGATTGCAACAACAAGTACAATAGTAGATACGGTTTCTCCTGGAGTACAAAGTTTTATACAATTGTTGGGAAAATTAGCAATTGTTGCAGGAAAAGTACTAAACATATTTGTTGCTTGGCCTATAAAACTTATTGCAACTGGTTGGCAAGGAATAACTACTATTCTTACTGAAGGATTTGAAGGAATCCATTTTGAAAAACAGATAAAATCTTTAGAAGAAATCTTTAATAAAACTAAAGGAATAAATACTGAAATGGATCAAGTAGTTACAAAATACAGAAATCTATCTTCAGTATTTAGTAGTATAAATAAAGCCTTAAAGTGGAGTGTTGAAACAAAAAACACCGAAAGAAGCATTGCTTTAACAAATAGAGCGGTAAAGTTAGCAAAGGATTCTGAGATTATAACAAAAGAAGAAGCTAGAAGTTTACTTGAAATTAAGGACACAACTCAGAGAAGAATAACTTTGGAAGATATGGTTAATAAAAGATTTAAAGAAAGAGAAAGACTTTTAGCATCAGAGTTGAAAATGTTAAGTGAGTCTAAAGTTATATCTACTGATTTAGCTAAAGGCAAGTTTGTTACATCAACTAAAATGATAATGTCTATGGTTGATAGGGATATCAAAAAAATAGAATTAGTTAAAAAGCAACTAGAAAAGGGACAAGTAACAGAGAAAGAAGTAGATCGTCTTACTAAAGAAGTTAGTGATGATATGGTTAAAAAGGTCGGACCTCTACTTGAAAATATGTCAGATGAGTTTATAGAAGAAGCAAAAAAGAATACACCTGGGTTTGAAACTTTAATAGAAGCATATAAAAGTGTAGTAAACGATACAAAAAAGAACTTATATACAGAATTGGCTGTTGCTGGTAAAGTAACTAAAAAAATAGCAAAGGTATCAGAAGATGATATAGACGCTCTTAAAAAGAAAGTTGGTGGAGTTGCAGACCAACTTTTGGGTGAAGATGATGAGGATTTAAAATCACTAAGAAAGAGAAAAGATTTGGCTGAATCTGAATTAAGATTATTAGAAGTAAGACAAACTCAAGCAGAAATGGAAGGAAAGAGTGGAGCAGATTTAGACAAAATCTATGATAAAATTCTTAATAAGAAAATAGAAATAGCAAAATGGGGTGCAGAAATAGCCGAATTTAATGGTATAAGTGATGATATAATACAAAATACATTAAAAGCCGAAATAGCAAGAGCAAATATAGAAAGAACAGTAGCTAAATTGGCAGATAGAAAAAGAGACTTAACTGTACAAAAAGAAACTCTAGAATATACAAAAAAAGAGCAAGAGAAAAAAATAGAAATTCTAGATTTAGATGGACTTACTGCCGAAGAAGTAGAAAAAAGAAAAGAAGCTTTGGATGAAATTGCAATAATTGACTCTCTATTAGTTATTTTAGAAAAACAAATTACTGAATTAGAAAAGAAATCTTCAGAAGAAGCTGAAAAACTATCTAAAGCTTTAGCTGCTGCTTTAAAAGAAGATAGAGAGAGAAAAAAAGTAGCAGGAGATCTTTTATATATACAGACAGAACAAGAAAGAATTGCCAAAGAAGCTGCCAATAAAGTATCAATAGTAGAGCAAGAGTTGGCAATTATGGAAATGAATAAAGCACTAACTATTGATGTTCTGAGAAAAGAAGAAGAGAGACTTCAAATTAGATATAAAGAGTTGACTGCTAGAATAGCAATAGTAAAGAATACTAGAGACGAAGAAGAGTTACTACGTCAAAGACGACAAATAGAAACTGATATATTAAAAAATATAGAAAAACAAAGACGAGCATCTGAACCTCTATATGATGCTTGGATTAGAATTAGAGATACAGTAAAAGAATATCATCAACTACTCTCTGATGTATATGTTGACTTTACCCAAGGTATGGTTGCTGGTATTACTGAATCTGCATATGATGCTACTGGTGGATTTCAAGAACAGGAACAAGAAATTGAAGATATAAAAGGTAAGATTAAAGAACTGAATGAAGAGTATAAAGAAGCTTTGGGAGAAGGAAACACTCAGAGAGCAGAAGAACTGAAGAATCAGATCAAGGATCTTAAAAATGAGATTTCAGATTTAGAGAATCCGATTAAGCAAGTTGGGGAAGTTTTTCGCCAGTTTTTCAAAGATACTATAGATGGTATAAGAAAGATGATTATTGAGTGGTTAGTTCTTCAAACGGTTCAAATGATTGGTAATGCGTGGTTGGGTGGAGGAAAATCTACTTCTACTGGATCTACTTCCGTACCAATGTCTGTAACTAAAGCAGCACATGGTGGTATACTCCCTCATATTGAATCTTTTAGGAAATTCAGTTCAGGTGGAGTAACTGGTAATCCTACACTTGCGTTGTTAGGAGATAATAAATCTGGAAGAGAACTTGTAATTCCATCTGAGAATATTCAGAATGATGAGGTAAGTGGATATACTAGAGATAGGGAAAAAACTCCGATTAATATATTAAATCTTATTTCGAACGATGAGATCGCCCAGGCCATGAATTCTACTGCTGGTAAACGCGTTATTATTAACCATTTGGTACTCGACCGCGAGCGTCGTGGCCCCTCAGCGATGGCTTATAGTGTATAGGATGATATAAATATGACAACTAAAATATGTTCCAAATGTAAAAGAGAATTAAGTATTGAAATGTTCTGTAAGGATAAGAGTAGAAAAGACGGACTATATTGTTATTGTAAAGATTGTAAAAAAGAAAATGGTAAAAAATATAATGAAAATAATAGAGAAAGAAGATTAAAATACGGTAAAGAGTATTATAAAAATAATAAAGAAAAAAAATCAGAATATGGTAAAAAACATTACAAAGAAAATAAAGAGAAAAGGGCAGAATATTATAAGGAACGCAGTAAAAATAATAAAGATAAGATAAATGCATATAGTAAAAAATATCGTAATTCTAACGCTCTTTATCTTACCTATGTTAATAGACTAACTGTAGAAGAAGATCCAATTTCAGATGAAAATGGGTATTTGCTTGTTAGATGTACTCATTGTAAAAAATATTTTTACCCAACTAATTCTAAAGTAAAATCCAGATGGGAGTCTTTAACTGGTATAACATCAGGAGAAAATAGATTATATTGCTCAGACGCCTGTAAACACTCTTGCCCATTATATGGGTTTGACCCACACCACCAATTTCAGCCTGGATCAAAAGAATGGGAAGAGAAACAAAACAAAGGGCCAAATAGAGATCCAGTATTGCAGGCAGATTGGAGAAAGATGGTACTAGAACGAGACGATTATAAATGTGTTAAATGTGGTGCTACCGAAAATCTAACCGCCCACCATGTCGAGGGTATACATTGGAATCCATTAGAAAGCGTCGATATTGATATTGGTATAACACTTTGTGAATCTTGCAATAGAAAAGCACACTCACTGGAAGGGTGTTCATATTACGATATGAGATGTAAATAAAGGTGATATAAATAAATGGCAGATTTATTCCCAATTGGAACAATGGCTAATAGTAGTTCGTCTGGAACTATAGATAGTAAATCATATACGTTCTTTGAGCCAAATATGGGATCAAAGACTACATCTTCTTATAATACCCTTATTTCTACTTTTGAGCAAAAGACAATACTCACTCGTAAAAAAGCTGAACCTGTAGTTATTATTGTCTATTCCTACAACAATATTCTCACTTCAGAATACCGAACCTTGGAGCACTTCATCGACGTTGTTGCAGAAGACGGACTAAACTCCTTTTACGTTGTCTCCTTCGACCGTGGTACTACTCCTACGTCCATTGCTCTCAGTGGCAGTAATTGGATTGTTTCTATGCCAGATACTAGATATTATTCTGCAACCGCCAATACTAAAGCTAATGCTGCGTTTCTTACTGATGGTGTGAATTGGAAAGCAGGAGCTATATCTGCTTTAACTGCCAATACTTCAGTAACTGTGGAACTAACTGTTGCACCTTATGGGAATTTGTCTTTAGCTAATGCTCAATTGAATGCTAATATTTACCCAATATATGAATGTTATCTCAGCCCAAATCAACTATCTGGCTTTGAAAAGACAGCCTATATTGATGGAAAAATAAATGCAAGCTCAGATGGAGGCTTCCTCTTCCAAGGGGAGCTTTCTTTCGTAGGTCGCTACAAAGTATAGGAGTAATTTCAATGACTTATGACGTAAATGCCACATTTTCTAGACAACAGGCAAGAATATCTGGTTCTTACCCAATAGATATGTTTGTATTCAATGCCACATTTAGTGGTAAGGAGTATTACTACTTCGTAAACAATAACTCAGATATGGTTGGCTATGCTTTAAGTAATGAAGGTGCTGTTACTAGTGCCACAACTACCTATACAGCTCTTCCAATGAAACGTAGTCAGCAAGGAACCAATACTTCAGGTGAAGTTTCTACTATTGATGTAACCTTTCCTAACACTAATAGAGTCATTGAAACTTTTATTCAGAGTAGAGACTATCTTAGGGGTAATGAAGTTTACGTTATTACCATGTTCTCTGTAAATCTACCTACTGGAACTGGAGCCAAGTATGTTGGGTCTGACCCCGATTATAGAGCCAATATAAAAGAGAAGTATTATATAGATTCTGTTAAATCTAATGAACAGGAAATTACATTCAACTGTAAGTCTAAGTTTGATATTAGAAAAATTGTTATTCCTAGAAGGAAATATAGCCATGAGTGTGCTTGGGCATTAAACAATGCTTATCTAGGAAGTCAGTGTGACCCGAATTTAACAGTAGATTCTGGTACTTATCCAACATGTGATGGCACACTAGAACAATGCAGACAACGTGATAATTCTAAAAGATATGGTGGATTTCCTGGTATTATGAGGAATACAATTTGGGTTCGTTAGGAAAATATATTGGTCTTACATATAAAAATTTAGGTAGGGACATTAAAGGTGTAGACTGTTATGGTCTAATCTATCTCATCTTTCAGAATGAAAGAAATATAGAATTACCAGATTTTACAGAACTTAAATATGAAAAAGAATGGTATAAGTCTAAAAATCATATTCTTGATAATGTGGATGAAAAATGGGATTCCGTTTCTTTACCTTATAAAAAATATGACATTCTTTTAATGAGGCTTGGAACCAAATCTATAGTTAATCATTGTGGTATGTTTTTAGAAGGTGATAAGTTCATTCATATTTATGAAGATCATAAGTCTGAATTAGGACATTTAAATGGATTTTGGTCTGATATTTTATATAAAGCTATTAGGTGGAAGGTGAATTAATTGGCAAAGGTTTGCTTCAAAAACTTCTTAGAAGAGTCTGCTGACTATAAAGAGATAGAAAGAGATAAGTTGCTTTCTGCCGTATATGAGTATGCTAAGACTTGTGATGATGAATTATATGATCTGATTCTTCATCAGAAAGTTTCTATTAGAGTTAATGGTGAAATCATTCATCCAGATGATTGGATGATTATTGATCTAACTCCGGATTCGGAAGTAGAGATTATACCGGCTTTAGGAGGTGGAGGTAAAGCTGCTGGTATGATAATGATGGTTATTGGTGTAGCTTTAATTGCAGTAGGACAGTATTATGCTGCTCCTTTAATGGCTGCCCAATTTGGAGCATTTACTGCATATCAAGCTATTACAATGATTGGAGTTAGTCTAGCTCTTGGTGGATTATCCTCTCTTCTATTTGCTCCAGATCTTCCACAATTAGGATTAGGTAATGATCGTAACTCTCAAACTTATAGTTGGAGTGGAATAAGAACTACAGCACAATATGATTCTTGTGTTCCTATAGTTTATGGTACTCACAAAGTTGGCGGTAATTTAATATCTGCTTTCACTGAAAATTATCAAGAAGATAGTTATCTCTATATGCTAATTTCTCTTTGTGAGGGAGAGATAGCAGGAATTGTAAGAGAGAGTGACCATACTGAAGTTTGTTTAACTAGTAATCCAGGAGATGCTTCTTATACTTACTATCCTCCAGCTATTGAAGTTGATGGTCAACCATTAAAAAATTACAATAATGTTGTATGGTGGTACAGAACTGGAACTGGAACTGAAAATGCATCATATGATCAGTATTATCCTTTTGTACAAAATAAGATTCCTGGATTTGACGGTGCTAGAATTCAAGTAGAGGATGGCCGAGAACTAAGTACTGCTGGTGTAATTTACACTACTACTAAAGAAGTAGACGAGGTTACGGTTCGTGTAAAAGCACCACAACTATATGATACTGATAATAAAGGAAAAATTGAAGCTCAGACAGTTACATATAAAATAGAATTTGCTCCGGCTAGTTCTGGTTCTTATACACTCTATGAACCCCCAGTATGGAAACCAGATGTAACAGTAATTACTTCTGTTTCTGATACGACTGCTGAAAATTTAATTTGTGAAAGATATTTGGACAATGATAGAGTATATGGAGATACTAGTAAAACCAAATCATTTAGAGTTAGAATATTAGGAAATACATTTGTAGAATTTGATGATGGTGGATTTGATTTTGGAACAACAATAACTTATACTATAACATATGAAGTAACAACTGTTAATAATGACGATTTGACAGCCGGAGAGTATGCCGGTATTTTTAAAGCCAGCTCTTGGGCATATAGAGATCTAGGTGGGGGTACTCCTGCTCAATATAATGAACCAATTGTTTCTATTGGGGATTATTCAGTTAAACTAGATAAGGACTGTCAGGTTGGAGAAGAGTGGCAACTTTCTTCGGTAGAAGATACAGACGTTTCTAGAACAGGTTGGATTCCTCTTAAAGCCAAAACTACATCAGGACATTGGAGTGCAGTAACTCTAGATTTTAATAATGTATCTGGTGGTAATGGGAGAGGAATGTATGATATAAGGATTTCTAGAAGAACAGAAGTTTCTTCAGATTTTTCAAAACAAGACAAACTTTATCTTGATTCAGTTATTGAAACTGTTGAAGGAGAATTTATATACCCACATACGGCTTTGTTGGGCTTGAAAATCAAAGCTACAGGACAACTTTCTGGATCAGTCCCTAATATTACTACAACAATAAAAGGAACGAAAATTAAAGTTCCAGATACTTCTGGTTCTGAAACTTTTGACCAACTATATTATGATGAAAATCAATCTAGATTTGAAACATCTGGTGGATTAGAAAGAACTTGGAATGGAACTACATATCAGACTGCAAAAGAATTTTCTAACAATGCAATGCTATGTGTTAGAGATTTGGTTCTTTCTTCTAGATACGGACTTGGTTCTTATATAACAACTACCGATTTAAATCAAACTGATATTGCTGCTGCTATTAAGAAATGTCATATAGTGTATGATCCATATGCTGATGCTAGTATGGACTATTTTGATTGGTGGTCAGAAACATCAGACAGCAATTGGTATAAACAGTGGTATGGTTTACCGTTTTATGGTAATTTAGAACCGGCAACCAGTGGAGTTATAGCCGGTAGTGCATCTACTAGAGATATTGTTTGTTCTGGTGCCACCTATTATGCATTCTATTTTGCAGCCAGTACTGGATTGTATATGAATATGCCATATACAGTTACAGTTACACTTAAAAACTGTAATTCTTCTGCACTAAATCTATATATTTATGGGTTTGATTTTTATGATGGATTAGAAGATCTAAGATATATTACTTCTACTACCAGTATTGGAGATGGAACGCACACTCTAACATTTACCCCTAAAGTTTCCTATAATTTTCTTTGTGTAGGAGTCGGTGGAATAGAAGGAGCACAAGTTACAATTGATGATATATCTCTAATAGCCAGCATTACGGACAGATACCACACTTATGATGGTGTTTTAGATGCTTCTCAATCAGCAATGACTGCCTTGTTTGAGTTTTGTGACTCATTTAGATGTTGGCCTATTTGGAAAAACGGACAGTTTGCTTTTGTTATAGACCAAGATGATACACCAGAACATTCTCTCTCAATGGGTAATATTGTTGAAGGATCTTATAACCAAACATTTACTGCATTATCTGAAATTCCTTCTAGATTAGTTGGTCAGTTTACTGATAGAACATTAGGATATGATCTAAGATCTGCTGTTGTGCGTGTTACTCAAAGTCATTTAAGAGAAATAAATGAAAGAACAATTGGTTTAAAAGGTATTGTATCTAAAGAAAAAGCAGAACGTGAGTTAATATGGAAACTTAATAAAGTTATTAATTGCAATAAAATAATTAGTCTTAGAGCTGCACTTGACGCTATTCATGTTACTGCTGGAGATATTATTAATATTGAACATACACTTCCTAATTGGGGAAGTGGCGGTAGGATTGTTTCAATTGGTGGAACAACTGTTGTACTGGACACTCCGTATACGTTTTCAGATCCTGCCGGACAAACTTATATACTTAGGTACCAAACAAATGATAACTCGTTTCTTGAAGCAGAAATTGATACAAGTACATATTCTCCAGGAGATGAAAAGATACAAATCACAGTACTTGCATGGGAGAGTAGTACAGCTCCCAAACAAGATGCTGCCTATCAAATAGGTATAGAGAATTTTGCATATTATCCTTTTAGAATTATATCGGCAAATAGAACAGAAGAGCATGAAGTAGAAATTACTGCTGTAGAGCATCTTTCTGCTCTATATACAGAATCAGATATTAAAATTATTACTCCTAATCCTAATCCACAACCACCAGTTCCAACTCCCACTGGAAAGCCAAAACCCCCAGTTAATGTTAGTGTAACTGGTATAGTAACCGAATCTGGATTAGGATTTATATTTAAAGCTGAACCAAATTCGGCAGATGCAGGTAGAGTACAGTATATACTAGTTCAGATGTCTAGCTCTAATGATGGTCTATATAATACCATTACATCAATTCCTGTTGGATTGGGAGAAATACGATACATAGGACAAGATCTATTATTAGATAATACTTATTATTTCAGATTTATATGTGTTACATATAGTGGAGTAAAAAGCGATCCATATTCCATGTCCTATACATTGGATAGAACGGCTCTTTACGGACAACTACCAATACCAACTGGAGTTAGAATATCAGATTCTAATCCAAATGATCAATATTTTGAAGGAAGAGATTGTAGAATAGAATGGAATGAAGTAGGTATTGGATCTGGATCTTCAGTAAAAGGGTATAAAGTACTTATATATCATGATACATATGCGCCTGAAAATCTACTCAGAGAATCATTTTGTAGTTCTCCTCCATATATTTATACATATGAAGCTAATAAACTTGATAGTAAGAGAGATTATCCATATAGTACATTAGTTATTATTGTAAAAACTGTCGGTACAAATGGATCTATATCTAGACCGTCTACACCACTTTTAGTATCAAATGATACTCCTAGAAAGCCTACTAATCTAACTATTACTCCAGTAGCTGGTGGTATCAACTTTAGATGGGACGCTAATTTAGAAGGAGATTTCTCACATTATAGAGGAAGAATAAGAATAACAGGAGAAGGTAATAACAGTGATTGGTCTGTTTGGGTAGATTATGGACAAACAACTTATACATATACTGTAGATTCTGCAAATAGGGCAACATATGGACCCGAACAAATAGTTTATGTTGAGCTTAAATCTGTAGATTTGTATAGGAATGAATCTGCTGTAACTTCTGGAACTGGTACGACAGAAGCCGTAACGGTAGATATAACTGAAGTAGATGATTTTTCTATTACAGCGTCTAAACTTTGGGTTAATATTCCAATATTGGAAAGTGATTCTTGGACTAACAATTCTCCTAGTGCTGGATATGTTGCATGGAATACTCACTATTTATATCATAATGGTATAAAATATACTATTGCTGCTGGTAGTACTAATTTAAAATATATATACTGGGCTGGATTGGGATCTTCTTATTCGTCGTCTAATACTCATCCTGTTCTTGCAGACAATGAGTTTATTATTGCCACTAACGTAAGTGGTGCTCATGACTTGGCGTGGAATTCTATAGCAAATCAAGTTATAGGTTCTGCTTTTATACAAGATGCAGCTATTATTGAAGCAAAAATTGGTGATTTATCAGTAACAAATGCTAAAATTGCTGAATTAGCAGTTACCAATTTAAATGTAGCGGAAGGAACACTAACTGCATCAAAAATAGCTGGTAATAGTTTTGGTAATTTAATTATTACATCTGGTACAATTACGATACAAGCTAGTAGTTATATCTTAATTGATACATCTACTGGTGGTGCTGGATTATTAATTGGAGATACATATTCGACAACTGGTTGGTCTATTAATGAAATAGGACTTCTTTCCTATACTGGTGGAGATCAGTTACATGCATTTGCATTATCTACTTTTACTTGGCAAACCCAAACATTAAATAATGGAGATTTTATACTAGGCAAATATGTATCAGGTTCTGGTATATTTTGGGACAACGATGGTGGAGCAGATGGTAGTGGACAGTTAGATATTAAAGGTAATCTAAATCTCAATTATTTATATGCTCCTCCAGATGATATAAATTTAATATTATATTTATCCTGTGATGAGGGGGAAGGAAATGTAGTTGCTGATAGCACCCCTCCTTTGAAAAAATCAGGTATAACATATTCAGGCACTTGGGTTGGAACTCATTACTGGACAAGCGGAATAGTTGGATCTTCTATTAGAACCTCTTCTGGAAATTATGTTACTTTAGGATCAGCATCGGAATTAAGATTTACATCTACATTTTCATTTACATGTTGGATACGACCACAAAGTGTAGAAACAGCATTTTCTAGAATTTTTTCTAATACATCAGTTGCAACTAGTGGATATGCTTTATTACAAAATTCAAACAATACTGTATATGTAGCTCATGGCACAGCAAGTGGAACTAAAACTTGCTTAGGAACCTCTATACCACTTACAAGCCAAACTTGGTATTTTGTTGCATACAGATATGATGCATCTACGTCTAAAGGCCAATTATATATAAACTGTGAGTTGGCAGGACAAAATACAAGTTTAATTCCTCCAGCGGCTGCTTTGGGAAATTTTACAATTGGAGCAGACCCTTCTGGATCAAATGCATATACAGGAAGAGTTGATGAATTAAGAATATATAAAAATTTGTTTATAACAGATCAACAAATGAGAGCCCTTTATATGTACCCTTCTGGATTAAAAGGAGGACAAGTAGTTGCTCACAGTGTAATAATTGGAGATATACCGGAGGTTACTGGTTGGATAATTGATAAAACAGGATTAGTTTCATATAGTAGTTCATTAGAAGTACACGCATTTGCATTA